CGTCATCTTTATCTCCTAGTAATATTAAAATGCTACTCTTCTATAAAATAGATTCGATTCTGTTTCAAAATGGCTTGGTTCGATTGGTCCATTTTGGTGGACGCTTATCGCTAGCCCATCGATCTGTTAGATACAGGCGGTATGCTTCATGTACATCATTTATATGCTTATAATTTATATTCATATCTTGTCGTGCAGCGCAATTTGGGAATTCAGTTAAAGCACCGTCTGGTATAAATGTGATGCCAACCAATAAATCACCATAACAATCTTTATATGATTTGTGTATTTTTCCAGTTCTAAAGGAATATTCTTCGCTTAACCAAAACATATGATCAAGTAACCACTTATAATTAGATTTGCTTTCTCTAGCCCATATACTACATGGGTGGTTTTTATGTGTGGGTTTGTATTTGGCTAAGTGACTAGCACCGTGCTCATGTAATGCAGTACAAAGCATTTGTGCAGATTCTAATATCATTTTTATGACACGCTTATCATCTAAATTATTTGCTGATTTAATAGGTGATGCGTCAGAAACAAAAATATTCATACTAAGTAATCGATTCTGTTAGAGTTATTAGTTAAATTCCATCCTTGGTATATATCAAATCCGAATGGCCAAGTTGGCACTTGGAGGCAGTGTCACTTCTCTTCTTTGTGTATACAGGAGTGATTGTCTCTACCGTATTCTGTAAGGATAACATACCCCAGTCTGTATAGCGTGTGACCTAATTTATCTAAAGCCGCAAAGCCCAATAAGCAATTAACACATGGAGTGCTTTTTTCATTTGCTTTTAGTTTTAAATACTCAGCATACCCAGCATCTTCACAGTTCCCAGGCGGTGTCCAATAGTGGTCAGAATCTTTTAATTGTGTTTCAATATCTTTTTTGCCTCTCCAGCGCTCTGAAGAATTGATTTGTTTTTTGATTTTAGTTGGGCGAATATCATGAGACCATTCTTCAGCTTTACGTTTCTTTTTATACTCTTTCATTCTACTTCCAATGACGTTTACCCATGTTTTGCTATCCACGATTCGATTGTTGATAAACTTACTGGTCTATATGAATTAGCATCGACACCAACATCGCGTTGCTTCTCTAAGACTTTAACACTCTTACCACTATTAGGTGAATGAATATGTCCATGTAAATGGAATTGACCCCAATCTGGTATTGCAAATCCTTTTTGGAAATTCTTTTCTTCGCCATGCCAATTAGGTAGATTGTCTTGATCGACACCTCTCATACCAACTGTATTTTCTCTGTAAACACCATACAATGGGCAGTGAGTCATGGTTACTGTGTGATGGCCAACTTGCATAGAAGAAGAATGCATCACGGCTGAAAAGCCACATGAATGCCAATAATGTCTTCCCTTTTTATCATGATTTCCTAAGATTAAGATTTTGGTTCCATTGAGTTGTTGAACTACATCTTTTAACATGTCGCCACCTGGTTGACCCATGTCACCTAGGAAATAGCAGGTGTCGGTCTCTTTAACGGTTGAATTGTAGTTATTGATTAAGACTCTACTCTGATGCTCTACGTCTTTAAATGGTCTCTTAGAGAACTTTATGACAGCATCAGAACCAATGTGCCAATCAGATGTAAAATAAATGTTATTCATTACTGAATCTTTCTATTTAGTTATTTCTTTTTATTATCGCTATGTTTTATCTTTTTATCTAATTTGTGTTTCCAAGGTTTGCACATACCACAACCACAAGAACCATTACTTTTACGCAGGCGACCTTTTTCTTTATCAGATAGATCTCTGCTCCATAGACATTGTAATTTTTCAATTCTATTATTTTTTACTCTTTCAGTTTGAGTACGACGCTTAGCTCTCATAGTATTGATTTTACTTCTTTCTTTTCTTTTCTGGTGCTTTCTTAGAGTAATTCTCATCACCCTGATTGTATTTCTGAGATATTAACTCAGTATTTCCCGCGCCATAACCTTTATCGTTATTCCTACGGTTGATTGACATCTTCTTTCCGTGCTTCTTCTCTGCTGAAGCGTAGCGCTTAGCGGCGGTTCCGGTTGATGTCTTCATGTGTCCAGATGAATGGCCTGATTTGCCATTTTGACCAGAAGTAGTACCAGATCCACCTTTTTCGCGTCTCTTGGCTTGTAGAATCTGCTGATAACCTCGCTCTTTAGAGCCTGGCTTCTTTCGCTCACCTTTCAACTTACTTAGCATTTTGGCGTACTTCTTAGGATCCTTGTCTTTCCAGTAATTGGGACCCTTAGAGAGCTCTTCTAGAGCTAACATATCGTCATGTAGGCTTTGTAGTGACTTGTTCAAATCTTCCATGAGCTCATTATACCATATATGTTCTGATGAACTTACTCACTTCTTGCTTTGAGCTATAGTGCATATCTACGAAACACATGAGTCCCAATTTAGTAAATGTGTGCATCATTCGGTGAAAGCTTTGCTTAGAATTAGGGTATTTACCATGGACTCGTTCTTTCATTTATCTTCTAACAATGCTTTTTCAGCCAATATATTACTATAAGCTTCGTTCAGCTTCTCATCAGCTGGAATCCAACCAAGTTCATCATGGCATATCTCAATAATGTCATCATTCATTCGACATGCCCCATAACGAGGTTCTCTGTATAATTTTCCATCTGGTATGCCTTCTTCAGTACATGGCTCTTCTACTATTATACTTTCTGCAATAACTAAAGATAAAAGAGTATATTCAAGTTCATTGTTATATTTAGGGATCGCCACAACTACTTGCAAATCTGCAGGAAAATGCTTTTTAATAGTAACAAATCCCTTTCTATTAAATTGTTTACTCATCTTAATCCTTCCCTGTTAAGTATAAGTCAGCAACAGAATCTTGTAAATCTTTTAATTGCTCATCTGATGTTGGTTGTTTCTTTAAGGCAGACTGCAACCCTTCATGTATTCCCTTAATTACAGTATAAAACGCATTCATATTATCTACATTGCCTTTTTGATCTGCTTTATTAAATTGACTCCACAATCTACTTAATTCATTATCTAATACTGAATAGATATTGTCAGGTACTTTAGCTTTCTCTTTCTTAAGCCATCCAAACATACTATTCTCGCCTCTGTCCAGAGTTAACATCAGGAATCTTTACAGTAATTGCCCAAGGCTCATCTTTGAACGGGTGTTCAACTGTTCCGCCCTTACTGATAATGAACACAGTATTTGGAAATCTACCATTTGCCCCAACAAGAGCCTTAGTGTCAACATGACCATAGTAACCATCTGTTAAGAAAATTGCTAAATCAGGTCTATATGAAGCAATAACCTTAAATGAATCATTTAGATCTGTACCACCAGAACGAATCTCTTCTCGCTTAATGCGTTGACCACGTTTATACTTCTCGCGATAATAATTCTCAGTGTTAAACATATTCAACATACATTCCTTAGCACCAACCCGTAGGAATTCGTCCACAATATCTAGAAACTCATTGGCTTCTTCAATTGAGATAGAACCAGAGGTATCAATATAGTTATCCAATTTAGGTTGCTCACCATACTTCTTACCAGGAGCTTTATTACCAAAGCGACGAGACTTGCGCGTCCACGATGGTACTCTAAAGTTTGCAGGTAATGATTTCTTCATTGCTGCTAAGATTAAAGCTTTATAATTCAATTGTGCTTTACGTGTTTCAATATGCTCCAATAATTCTTTAATGTGACCTGGTAGATCATCATGGCTAAAACGTGTCTTAACCATAGCTCTTTTAACAAGATCTTCTGTGGCTTCAAGCATATCTTTCTCTTCACCTGAACCATCCCAGTGGTGAACATCTGTTGTTTCTGGCATATCGCCAGAGTTGGCTCCACCACCAGCATTACCTTGCCCATCGCCTTCGCCATTACCCTCATCATTAGGATCTGGATCATCGAAGCGCTCTAACATTTTCTCATAATAATATTCAGCTTCACGTTTAGGATCCCAAGGAATTTGCTTACCAGTCTTCTCATCTTTATCAAAGAAGTCTTGTAGGAATATTCCGCGACCACAGCAATTCTCATTTTTACATGGCTTACCACTATCGCGCGGTGGACATTCAGGGCAACCATCTGGCAAGTTCTTAATGAACTGATTAATCGCCATATCCATACCAATATTCATTAGTTGTCTTTTATGATTAGATAGATTCATGAATGGTATACGAAGTGGATGTTTATGTGTAATATGATAGAGTTCATGCAGTAACACTGCTTCCCGGTGAAGCTTACCTAACTTCCGACAAAAGAAATGAGGATTAATTAATAGATCCCATCTTTTAACCTCAGAGTTAAACATAACGCCAGCTGTTGGAAGCATGTGTGTATATGTAATATTCATACATTGAAGCACAGAACCCATAAACGTATTAAGCTTTACAACGTGAAAGATTGCTGTAGCTAGACATTGAGATTGCTCTTCAGCAGGTACAGCCTCTTTTTTGATTGCATCAAGTGCATCTTGTTTAGATCTCATTCCAGCATCTTTAGCTAATTTTTCTAACTTTTTCTGCCTTGCTTCTGCAGTGGCTATTTCAGCTGCAGTTTTCTTATCGTCATCAGTATTACTCATTAAGTCCCTCCACGAGTTCTTATAATATTATCGATTCTGTTTTAGCGTGTAAGTTTTTTTCTTCTTTTCGCTTTAGCTTTTCTTTTAGCTTTTTCATTTGCCAATTTAGCCTTAATTTCCTTTTCTTCTTTAGTCAAAGTACTATTCATTTGTGGCCTCTCAACATCTTTAGATACGTCACATAATATGCCATCTGCTATATATTCATCAAATTCTTTTTGATTTAACTCTAATGAAGATGTCGGTAACTTAAAGTTATATTTTAACTCACTGTTATATTTGCCTCTATTTTCCCAATCAGGTTCTTCATATGAAACATATAATCCTAAATATAATTTTGTTTCAGGATAAAACATATACTTTTTAAGCTTTCTACCATAAGTCCATCTATTATCAAAGCGTGCATTGTCTTTAGGGGATCTAGATAAATCTATATCTGATGCTGCAATGTGTGCATCTGCTTCTTCAACTAATTTTGCAATAATCTCATGTGTTGGTTCTTTAGTTATAGCCTGTATTGCATAAAGCATACTTTTCTGATACTTATAGCTTTTGCAAATTTTATTCTTCTTCTTTTTCTTTTTGATAATGCCCTCACTGATTTGGTCAATGCGGTCGAATGCATCACCCAACTCACCTAAAGAATATTCACCGTTGTTTGACATATTTCCTCCATAAAAAACGGCCCGCACAGACAAAGGGGACTTTAAACCGTGCGAGCCATAAAAACCTACATCTTCGTAAGTTTATTTATTTTGTGTTCTACTAATTCTAATATTACTTTTCAATACTTTAGATAATTCAGGGTGTCGTTTCACGAAATCTCTAAAGAAAGTCGTGATAGCACCTTTAGACTGCTTGAACCCACAGTTCTTGATAAGGTTAATAGCCTGATCCGATGGGATGATTTTAGCAACTTCTGCCATTGTATCTTCGCCAACTTGACCCTTAACTTTGTCATCTTTTTGAGTACACGAATAATTCTGTGTAATAGATTCAATAGTTACAGCAATCATATCGCCTTTATACGCGCTAGGATCAGATTGCTTCTTCAAGCGACTTAAAGCTTTTGTTCTGTTGTCTAATAATTCTTTAGCTGTTACTGGTGCTTCATCAAAACAGAATTTGTGATATTCTTGACCAATGTCTTTACCTAAAACACTCATCATTGTTTCACGGTGCAAACGTCGATCAGCGCCTACGCCAGCACCTTCAGCTGCATTAACCTTAGACCAAGTACGTGGAGAGATGTATTTACCACCATCACCAATAGACTTGGTATCTTTGAATAACCATGTACCAGATTTAATAAACATCTGAACATTTTCATTCCAGTTATTTGCTTCAACATAATCAATAAACGAAATAGGGTCATATTCAATTTCATACTCTTCAAAACGATTTCTAAGAGCAGCATCCATTGCATTAACATCATACTCAGCAGAGTCAGGGTTAATACAAGACGCAACGATCCAACCTGGAGGAAGTGTATAGTTGTGGATTTTACGGTCTGTAAGAAGTTGCATTAAGCAATTCATAACACCAGTAGTTCCACGATTTGGCTCTTCTAAAAGAATTAAGCCTTCACCTTCAGTTGGCCAAAATTCTGGCAAGAAATGACATGTACGTTTCTTGTCATTCTTATCTAACTCAGTTTCTGGGAAACCAATAAAATCCGGTGCTTCCATATACGCAATACGTAAGTCAAGAAAACCGTAATCTTTATTAGGTTTAATATTGGCTTCTGGAAAGCCAGTTGTTCTCATTGATTTTACAAACAATTGACAAATCGCAGACTTTCCAAGTCCAGCATCGCCTGTAAATAATGGGTTAAATACTTCGTTGTTCTCTCTAGCTTTTGTTGTCAGCTTTAGAACCTCTAAGATCCTTATTGGTTTCATCTATACTCCCTTTGTTTTGGTTATTATTTGTAAGTTTAATTAAAGATTTTATGTGATCTGGAATTAAACTCATGTCAATGTTTGAATAATCTGGTGTTTTCTTCTTTTTGTTTACTTTCTTCTTCTCGCCATATAATAACTCACCTTCTGCTAATGTTTTTAGTTCAGGTACGCTTTTAGTTGTAGAAGTAACTTTATCATTTATCTCATAAGGGACAGCTGGGACCTTAGTGATCTTGCCACCATTATTAAGGAATTCTTTCATCAACTCTTCATTTGTTTTCTTTTTCATATTAATGTAGTATCGATTCTGTTAAAGAGACTAAGTCTCTTAAGGGTTATAAGAAAATTATGATGCACAATATATTCAGTTATCTCTATATATTCTTTACACTTCATCAGTTACACCTAATAATATACTCTCCGTAATGTATTCATTAACTTGATCTTGTGTAAATCTCTCAAACTTGCTTTTTCCAAATGTAATTTCACAACGATATATATCTTTTTTAGTTTCATAATGTGTATTCTTTTGCATATCTACTCTAAGGGGAATACTCGTACCAGATAAGATTTTTGTTGTCCAACTATGTCTTTGACCTTTTTTCTTAACTAATCGACTTGCACAAGTATTAGCTACTTCAGTGAGCTTGCACCATATGTCTTTCTCAGACTCACCCGTAACTGCTATGAGCATACCAATTAACCCAACTGGTATATAGTAATTTATGCTCAATTTTTCACTCACATATATACTCATAGATTCCCCTATTTATATCCATTCGATTCTGTTGCTGTTAGATAGTCCATTGTTTTTTGTAGTATAATATATGTATCTGGTGCATTTCACCCGAGGCAGTGTCACAGGAGGCATATGAGCGGCAAACAGACTGATTTTGATATATTGATGGAATACGGGGTTGATCTCCGTAAACGCACCCTTGACTTTAAGGGCGATGTTGATCAAGCAGTAATACATAGTCGACTCAAACTCTTGAAGTTCCTAGACAAGACCCAAGGTGGTATAACCATATTCTTAGACTCTCAGGGCGGAGACGTTAACTTAGGTTTAGCAGCTCACGACGTTATAAGTAACTGTGAAAATACAGTTGAAATTAGAGTCGAAGGTGTTGCTATGAGTATGGGAAGTATTATCCTACAAGCTGGTGATAAGCGCACAATGACTAAGAATTCTAGGATTATGATACATCGCGGAGATGTTGAATTGTCAGGCACCCTTAATGATGTTAAGAAGGACCTAGAAGAGACTTTAGTCTTAGATAAGATGTGTGTAGATATTTACTACGAAAAGATCTTAGAGAAGAACCCTGACTTCAAGAGAGCCAAACTAGAAAAGATGATGGATAGTAATCATTATATATCGGCCGATGAAGCTTTAGAATTAGGTTTAATAGAAGATATAGATTAAGATCTATTTGTTAGTGAACTTCTTTACTAATGCTTTATATTTAGTTCTAGCATTTCTATTACTAGCATTATATCTTGTCCACCAATCAGATTCCTTTTTGCCATACCGCTTCTTAAAAGAAGTTAACACTATTGCTGCAGCTTCTACTGAATAATCCATATCTGTAGTTAACTTATCAAGATTGAAATCGTGGCTATCTGCTGTCTTGTAGTATATTTGTCCAATACCAAAATCAGTACAGACTTTTATCGGACCCACATAGCCCTTAGGGTGTACATCACTTTCCCTTAAACCACGCGTGCAGTTTTTTGCACCAACTCTATACATACTCTCTTGCGCTAAGATAGCTGTAAATACATTGGAATTAATTTTATATTTTCTAGTTTTCTTTGCTATAATATTAGATAGTTTGAATGCATAAGACCTCTCGATAGAAGGTCTATTAGATACTATTTGGCAGTATATTGGATGCTTATTGCATTCGACCGCATTAGCTTTAATTGAAAATAGTGCGGTTATAAATAATGTACTATAAGTTATAAACTTCATATAATCCCCCAGGTTATGTGATAATCGATTCTGTTAATGCTACATATTGATACCCATACCGGCTTTATCTTTCTCGAAGTTCCGACTAAATGATTTCCTGTGAGTTTGTATTTCATTTACAACCTCTTCATAGGTTTTACCCTTAAGAAGACTTCTCTCAACAACCTCACTTAAATGGGCAACTGAGAAGTTGTCTGCTTTTTCAATAGCTTTCTTTTCATCTTTGTTGATCTTGCGCTTTGCAATAAACTCAATTAGTTCCACACGTTGTGCAGCATCCGGTGGAGATAGTTCGATGAATTCGTCAAATCTTCCAGGACGATCGGCAAGAGCATCTAAAAGATTTGCTGGATGGTTTGTTGTTGCAATGATGAAGGTGGGTAAAGAGAACGTAACATCAACACCGTCTAGTAAATTAAGGAGAGCAGAATCAATTCCTCTAGAACCACCGTTGTGCTCCATCTCTCCGCCACCGATATCTTCAATGATAAATACTAAGCGAGTACATTCTTTAGTGTACTCAGAGCGAGAACTAAGGAACCTAGATGCGTGTCTAGCATCTATCTCAGCAGTTGGCCAACTGATAACTACTGTACCAGAATCTTCATCACAAAGACTCTTACTCACCTTAGTGATGGCACAAGTTTTGCCGAAGCCAGGAGGACTATAAACTAATATAGCTCTTTTCATATCTTTTTCAAGAAATTTGTAAACTTCTTTCTGAGAGAAGAATAGCTTAGCCTCATCCATGATGTTCTTAGAGTTGTCATACGTTTCCAGTATACGTCTCTGCTTCATGTTCATTTCTTCTAAACCAATAGCTTGATTAATATGTGCTAAGCTGTATATTCCAGGTTTGATTTTGTATTTTTCTTTTTTGGTTTCTTCTTTGATATACTCACATTGAATAATACGCTCTTCGTTTTGAAAACAAAGATCAGACTCATCAAGCTTATCACCTTCTTTAAGGTCATTGAGGCGTGTAATCTTTTTAACAACGAATTCGCCAGTTGCTGCTGCTTCATCTTCATCATGCATGTGCATATAACACTCCCAATATTAGTAATCTAATTTATTATCTTCATCGAAGAAGCTGTGCGCTCTTCTTCTTCTTCTTTGAAATCTTCTACCTTTATTCAATTTGCGACTTCTAGTGTTCAAATTGTTATCAAAGTAATTGCTGATACAAGCTGATGTCTTATTGACACTTGGATTTCCGTCATAATCGCTAGTTTCAAGTAGTAAATCTTCTGGACTAAAGTATGCGTGCTTAGAGCTAATAAGATTATTGTTTCTTACTACTCTTTCTTTCTTGGAGAAATCTACATCATAGTCTTCTCTGTATTCAATATCGCCCTTTTTAACCCTCATAAACCCTCTATAAAATAGCTCTCATACTTATGCATGAGAGCCTATAAACTAACAATTACTGAGACAATCCACTTACTAAATTGTCTGCAAGATCTTTAACGCTATCAGGAAGAGCATCGGTATTAAGAGATGCCAACTCCTTGTTGCGCTTTTTGGTTGCAAGCACTTCAGTTTTTTCAGCAGATAATTCTGCTTTACGGGACTCAATTGCAGAAACAATCTGATTAAACTCTTCAGTTCCTTCAGTATATGTTCCTAAAAGCTTGCTTAACTCAGAAAGCTGAGAATCTCTTGATCCACGACCAGAAGATTGTGGTGCATAAGCAGATCCACCGTTTAATTCTTTTGCTTTTCTAAAATGATTAGAAATCATACCAGAAACATAACGTGTAATTTCTTTTACATTGCTAGTGTCTTTGTTATAAGCAACAGTACCAGCAATGATACTAGCAACAATATTAGCCTTAATAGTGCTAAATTGTGCAGGCGTTAATTGCTCTTTTACCGGTAAAGACGCATCGAAATGAAGTCCTAAAATTGCTTTAACTTCATTTACCACTGCGGTTTTTTGTGAAACTGGGTTTGACATTCTTCCTCCTGAAACGTTTTAGATTGCGTCATGCAATCATTTAATCATAATTTTATTATACTCATTTATATTATAAAACTGTAGTTACAGATCGCCAAGTAAATTGTGTATATAAGCCATTTTGCATAGTTTTAACAATTTCAGTTGGGAAGTTTATATGAAATCTCCCAAGTGTTGTAAATAATCTAGCCACCATATTCCAGTCTTCACATGTGTGTACAAATGTTATATCTCTAGATTCCATATGTAAACATCTTTTCTTCTGTAAGAGTTGTACATGTTATCTTAATAGACTCTGAGGGAAGTAGTGCCCATTCAAAATATAGCAAAATGATCTTTCCATCTTCTGCTGCTTTTTTCATTGTAGCATATATGAATTTGGCTCTTTCACTTGTTCTTTTAAGTGAATAAACTACAGTTTGATCTGTAAATTTATTGTCAGCTAACCATTCGCCTATTTCTTCATAGGAGTGGTTGATCTCTAATAGTCTTTCAATACATTCAACTTTACGATTCATAAATATTTATCTCCACGTTTAAAATAAGTAATATTATACTTATTGCCTGGATTTAATTGTAATGATACAATCTCTGGCGTTATACGTAGATTATATAAAGTCTCAAAGAAATTATATACTATATTAACATTTTGTTGTCTAGTGCTTGAATCCATCGTTCCACTCGCTACTTGGGTTGCCCTCTTCATCAAGGGCAACAAATTTAAAATTAGATCTCGCAACTTCTACCATTTTATCTATAAGGTTGCTTCTAAATACAACCACATCTAATGTAATAGAGGTAGTTCCACGTCTCTTTTCTCTTACTTCCAACGTCACCAAATCCCCAAGGGTAACCGGCAGAATAAATTCGATTCTGTCTACAGCAACTGTCACACATTCCATGTTAGTTACTTCATAAGCGTGTATAGCCGCTGCAATATCCATCCAAGCCATCAGTTGGCCACCAAAGAGATCACCACGCCTATTAAGATGTTCGTGCATAACAAGTTGCTTAGTCACCGACTTCATCATTGTCCTCTCTATACTTGGCCCAATATAATCTATGTAAATTACATATATCTATATGTGTACTATTATAATCAAAGGTAAATGTATCACCATTTGTCCAAACTAACCCCAATTTAAGAAGCGTATCAGCAAAGTTAACACATATCTTGTAATCATTGTCAACTGATCCGATTATCACTTTTCATTCCAATAGTAATACAAACTTCTTAGGAATCGACTTGAATCAGCTATAGATCTCTTATCACCAAAGAACCCTAAATGCCTAAGTGTCCATGCCATTCCGCCTATAGAGTTTAATATTTCATGATTAACTTGTTCATCCATACCAGTCGCTTCCATAATATCTTTTATTGCTCCAATAATACATTAAATCGCAGGCCATCATTGCAGGTACATTATATTCTTTATGTATAAAACCTAATCTACTTAAAGTATCACAGAAATCATTCATAAAGCTATGTAATTTGTTTGCTGTATCTCTATCACTTATCATTACGAAACCTAACAAAAACAGGAAAGCGCATTATGCCATCTGGTGTTAGTTCTTGGTATTTGGTCTCAATAATTTGTCCAATATAAAGTTCAGGATGAGCCCACATTACTTCACGATCTTCATCAGACCAACCGGTGCCACATTCACATAAGTTACCGTTCTCCTGCCTAACTTTAACGCCACCCATTTTACCCTCGAGACGAGTTCCAACTTTACCTTCATACATATCTATTATGACGCTATCTTGTGACTCCATAGTCTTGAACTTAATAAGCCTGTTGGACTTCTTACCTAAGTAATAAGGGATATTAGGAAGTGCCATTGCACCCTCAAATCCCACAGCTTCCCAATTGCTTTGTATGGCATATATGTCTTGTAGGTCATCAATATACATCTGATGTACTAAGTGTAGGTTATTGTCGAATTGCAGTGACACTGCCTCGAGCAACGCTAATCTCTCTTTGGTTAGCATCTTAAATTTCTTAGTTGTCCATTCATTGTAATCTATGTAGCCAAATGCATAATACCCAACATCGCCAACACTCTTATGGCTCTTGTTAGAGAACGCAGTCTTCTGCATTGCCTGAAAGTCATCAGACATAATCTCACCATCGAAGA